AAAGACCGCCCGCAGCCGTTGTGTGTCTCCGAGGCAAACCGAGGGCCTCACGGAGGGTGACCACCCTTTAAAATGTGACAGTCCGTGATCGGTCACGGATTAACGTTCTGTAATCAACCGCCGGTTAGCTACCGGCGGTCAGGCAGCGCCCGCCCCTCCCTGGAACGGGCGCTGCCGCATTTCCAGGGAGAGTTCTGCGATGTCACGATGGATCGGCGAATGCTCGCGTTGCGGCACCCCGATGGCGCTAAGTCGCTCATCCTTGCCCCCTGAGCGCCGGATGTGCCAGGAATGCCGCCGGGATCTCTCCGGCCGCGACCGGCGCGGCCTGCGGATTCGCCGTACGCCAGCCGAACGCTCAGAGGCAGCCAAGAGGGCGGCTCGCAGCAGGTGGGGGACTGCGCGACCCCCTGCGCCGTCGAGCAGGCCGGATTACACCGCGCCTAGTCGGCGCGGCCAGTGTTCGGAATGCGGGAAGATGATCCGGCTCAGCACCAACTCCGCGCCACCAGAGCGCCGGCGGTGCCGGGAATGCCAGCGAGCGAACCCGAAGACTCTGCAGCTCGATCCGAGGGTCTGCGACCAGTGCGGCATCACGTACGTGCCGAAGCCTGCGCACCGGCCGGATCAGCGGTTCTGCTCAAAAGCCTGCGCGCAGACGTGGCGCAACCTCATGCGGGCGCCCGTGCCGCGTTCTGAGCGCCCGGCGGACTGGGAGCGTACGCGGCAGCGGGCGAAATCGCGCGCCCGTCATCTGCGGCACGCGCAGAGCTGGGACGGCATCACCGATGAGGAAATCCTGGAGCGGGACGGCTGGCGGTGCCAGATTCCCGGCTGCAAGCGTCGGCCGATCCGCCGGGACGTGAAATTTCCGCATCCGCGGTCTAAGAGCATCGACCACATCATCCCGTTGTCGCTGGGCGGCGATGACACGGCGGTGAACAAGCGTGCGGCTCACCTGGCCTGCAATGCGGCCCGGGGCAATCGGATGGGCGAGGAGCAGTTGCCGCTGATCGGGTCACTCCGCGAGGCGCCTCTGATGAAAGGCGGCCAGCGTGGCGCAGCCTAGCGGTCCGGGTCCGGTCGAGAAAGCGGTCCGGGCAGAGCTCCGGGCCCTCAAATGCTCCGTGCAGACCGACGGTTCGGCCGCGCTGGCGGTTTCGCTGGCCCGGCAGATCGACGGCTCGCGCGGCGCGGTGGCGGCCGCGGCTGCTGCGGCTCAGCTGCGGCAGCTGCTGCTCGACCTGCGCACGGCGGCGGCTGAAGCGAGGCCGGAAGGCGACGTTATCGATGACCTCAATGCTCGACGCGCCAAGCGCGCTGCTGGGTGACCAGCGGCCCCGGCTGTGGTCGGCGCCCCCGTCTGAGCTGTCGGAGGGTGACCGCCTGGCGGACCTGACCGCCGCGGCCGGGCTCGAGCTGGACGACTGGCAGCAGTGGGTCCTCGAGCAGGGCCTCGGCCGGGCGGCTGACGGGAAGTGGTCGGCGTTCGAGGTCGCGCTGATCGTGGCCCGGCAGAATGGCAAGGGCGCGGTCCTGGAGGCGCTGGAGCTGGCGGCGCTGTTCCTGGATGATTTCGGCGTCGACCTGATCTTGCATAGCGCGCACGAGTTCAAGACGGCGAGCGAGGCGTTCCGGCGGGTGCAGGGGCGGATCGAGAACAACCCGTCGCTGCGCCGGCGGGTGCGGCAGGTGTACTTGCAGCGCGGCGCGGAGTCGATTGAGCTGAAGAACGGCAAGCGGCTGCGGTTCATCGCGCGGTCGGGCGGCTCGGGCCGGGGTTTCTCGGCGGATCTCGTCATCCTGGACGAGGCGTACGAGCTGGGCGATGCCGCGATGGCGGCGCTGCTGCCGACGCTGTCGGCGCGGGAGAACCCGCAGATCTGGTACACGTCGACGGCGGGCAAGCCGACCTCGTCGCAGCTGGGCCTGGTGCGGGAGCGCGGCCTGCGGGGTGATGACCCGTCGCTGGCGTTCTTCGAGTGGTCCGCGGACGAGAATGCGTACGATCCGGCGGATCCGCGGTGCTGGGCGCAGGCGAACCCGGGCCTGGGTATCCGCATCACGAGCGAGTACATCACGAAGGAACGCGCGGCTCTCCCGGCGTCTGAGTTCGCCCGTGAGCGGCTGTCGATCGGCGATTACCCGGTGGACGGCGGCGCATGGGAGACGATCTCGGCGTCCGCGTGGGATGCGTGCGCGGCTCCGGGTGCGCGGTTGTGAGCGGCGAGGTCGTGTTCGCGTGCGAGATCAGCGAGGACCGGAAGAAGGCCGCGATCGTGGCGGCCGGCCGTGAGTCCGGCGGTACCCGTGTCGTGGTCGACCTGGTGTTTTACGAGCATCCGCGTGGCGCGGTGGCGAAGCTGGCCGCGCTGGGCGGCAAGCATGACCCCGTGGCTACCGTCGTGGACCCGCGGTCGCAGGCGGCGACGCTGCTTCACCCCCTGGCCGAGGCGGGCGTGCTGGTGACGGAGCCGGTGACGGCTGACGTGGCTGTCGCGCACGGCGAGTTCCTTGACCTGGTGCGTGACGGGCTGCTGGCGCACCTGAACCAGGATCCGCTCACCAAGGCGGTCCAGGCGGCGCAGCAGCGTCCGCTGGCGGGTGCGCAGGCGTGGGAGCGGCGCATAACCGTGGATCAGTCGCCGCTGGTGGCGGCGACGCTGGCTGTCTGGGCGTTCCGCCGGTGGGAAGAGCTTGCAACGCCCGGTGTCTGGGCACTCTAGGGAGGTTCCGTGCGGCTGTCCGTCGTCCTGCTGCTGCTGAGCCTCGCCGGTGTCGTGGGCGGCGCGGCCCTGATTGCCCCGTGGGCGGTCGGGCTTGCCGTCATCGCGGATTCGGTCGCGGTGGGCGCGTACGCGCTTCTGCGTGAGCCTGAGAGCCGTCCGGCGCCGTCTGCGGCCGAGGTGCCGACGCTGGCGGCGGTGCTGGAGAAGGCGCGGCGGGCCGGGTGAGGCTTCTTGACCGCCTGATCGGGCGCAGCGGCTACTGGGAGGGCCTGGCGAGCGGCGCGGCGGTCCTGACGACCTCGTACGCGTCGCCGGACCGTGAGCCGGTGATGCCGCAGCTGGCCGCGTACGCGCAGCAGGCCAACGCGGGCTCCGCGATCATCTTCGCGGCGATCCTCGCCCGGATGGCGCTGTTCAGCGAGGCCCGGTTCCAGTACCAGGCCAAAGATGACCACCATTTGTTCGGCAACCAGACGCTGGCGAAGCTGGAGGAGCCGTTCGGGCCGGGCACGACGACGGGTGAGCTGCTGGCCCGCGCCGAGCAGGACGTCTCCCTCGCGGGCAACTTCTACGTGTGGGATCCGCCGGGCGAGGACCGTTTCGTGCGGCTGCGGCCCGACTGGACGACGATCGTCACGGAGATCGTCCCGGTCGCGGGCGGCGGCCAGTACCGCCGCAAGGCCGGCTACTGGGTCGAGCCGCCGAAGTCGGTCCTCGACCAGTCCAGGGGCCAGTTCTACCCGGCTGACGAGGTGGTGCACTGGGCGCCGGTGCCGGATCCGTGCGCGGATTTCCGGGGCATGTCGTGGCTGACGCCGGTTTACCGGGATGTCGCGGCCGATGACGGCCTGGTGAAGTACCGGATCAAGTACCTGGAGAACAACGCCAGCCCGAACCTGCTGATCAAGTACGCGCAGAAGCTGCAGCCGGGGACGGTCGACAGCATCCGGGAGAGGATGCAGGCCAGGTACGGCGGCGCCGACAACGCGTTCAAGACGCTGGTGCTCGACCAGGGCGCGGACGCGACGGTGATCGGCAACAGCCTGCAGCAGATGGACTTCAGCGGCGTGTCCGCGGTGGGCATCGAGCGGATCCTGGCTGCCGGGGCGGTCCCGGGTGTCCTGGTCGGCCTCGAGCCGCTCCGCGGTGCCGGCCGCGGGTTCCAGGAGTCGATGCAGAAGTTCGCGAACATGTGGGCGCGGCCTCAGTGGCGGTCGTTCTGCGGTGCGTTCTCGCAGGTGATGGACGTCCCGGCGGGTAACCGGCTGTGGTTCGACACGGGTGATATAGCGGCGTTGCAGGACGGCGAGATGGAACGCGGCCAGGCGGCCCTGGTCCGCGCTCAGGCGCTGCTGGCGCTGGTGCAGGCCGGCTACACCCACGAGTCGGCGATCGCCGCGGTCGACGCGATGGACCTCTCGCAGTTGCAGGCGGGCGGCACGGGGACGCCGGGGAGCTCGCAGCCGGTCCAGCACATGCTGCCGCAGCCGGGACAGCCCGGCGCGACCGCTGACCCGCTGCCCGCGACGATGCCCCGGCTGGGCGTCGGGTCGACGTCGCCCGGGGACGGCGGCAACAACAGCAGGCCGACGCCGCGGCCCGCGTCCGCGCGGCGGGCACTGAGCGGGCGGCCATGAGTGCCGAGGGCACCGAGCGGCTTCACCGGTACTGGGTCCACGGCGAGGGCGCCGCGAAAATCGGCTGGGGCACTCCCGGCGACTTTGACCGGTGCACGGCCGAGCTCGGCAAGTACATCAGCGACGCCAAGGGCTACTGCAACCTGGCCCACCACGCGGCGCTCGGCATCTGGCCGGCGCAGCACGCGGAAATGGAACACGCAGGAAGGGCGGCCATGGCCGACAGCAAGCCGTACGGCAATGTGCGCTACGCCGACCCGAAGAACGGCAAGTACCCGATCGACACGGAGGCCCACATCCGGGCCGCCTGGTCGTACATCAATATGCCGAAGAACGCGAGCCAGTACCCGCTCAACGGCGTGACGCTCTCCGAAGTCAAGGCGAGGATCAAGGCGGCTATGGACAAACTCGGTGCCGATGTGAGCAGCGACAGCAAGCAGCCAGCGTCCCGCGGCGCGGAGCTGAGCCGCACTTACCCGCTCGAGGACGCCCACGTGGTCACCCGCGCGCAGGGCGACGGCTCCGGCCGCCTCGTCGAGGCGTACTGCGCCGTGTTCGACGAGCCCGCCGAGATCCACGACCACCAGGGCCACTACGAGGAAGAGCTCGACCGGGCCTCGTTCAACAAGCGCATAGCCGACGTCGAGCGGTCCCGCGCCGGGTACGGCCTGGTCAAGTGCATCTACAACCACGGCATGACCCTCCATGGCACGCCTGCCGAGCGGTTCTCCACGACTCCCGCCGTCGTCAAGCACATCAGCGCCGACTCCCGCGGTGTCCTGACCCGCGCGTACTACCTGGACACGCCGCTCGGCAATGAGGTGCTGGAGATGTGGCGGGAGGGC